TGGACGACACAAAACTTGATCTTACCGTCAAGACTTTTGCTGGTCAGCAGAATGTTTCTCGTCAAGCACTTGAGCGTGGAACAAACATTGACAGCCTTGTAATGGCTGACCTTGTTTCTTCATACCACACAGTTTTGAACACGGCTGTTGTTGCTGAATTGTTCTCGTCAGCAGGACAAGCAGTGACTTACACAGACGCTTCGCCAACAGTTGCGGAACTCTACCCAAAAATTGTTGATGCAATCGTCAAAGTTCAGACAACATTCTTTGCTGGACCGAATGTAATCATTATGCACCCACGCCGACTTGGTTTCATCTTGGCAGCAGTAGATGGTCAATCACGACCACTTGCTGTTCCAACACCATCGAGTTCAGGTCAGCCTGCATACGCTTACGGTCAAGGTGCTGCTCAATACGGCAACTCTGGTTACAGCATTTTGGGCTTGCCTGTTTACACAGACGCAACAGTTGCAACAAACAAAGGTGCTGGCACAGACCAAGACACCATCTACATTGGCAACTCGCAAGAACTTCACCTGTGGGAACAGGGTGCAGGCGAACCAATGATGTTGCGCTTTGAACAACCAAAGGCTGCTGAACTTGATGTCACTATGATCGTTTACGGTTACGTTGCATTTACAGCAAATCGTTACCCGAACGCTTGGGCACAAATCAACGGCACAGGATTGGTCACACCAACTTTCTAAGTTGATTAAACTGAATTGTTGTAAGGTTGCTGGTATCCTTCGGGGTATCAGCAACCTTCAACTATTTATGGGGCAATTATGAGTAAACAAATTGATGCACTTCTTACAGAGCGAGCAGGCTACGAACGCAGGGGATTAAAAGATCGTGTCGAAGCGGTTGATGCTGCGTTGCGTGAACTCGGTTTCGATCACAAGTATCAGTCAGAAGTTGAGATTGCTTCGATTGAGCCTGAGGTTGAAACTGCTGTGGTAAAGCGTGGCAAGAAAAAGAAAGTTTGATCTATGGCAATCTTGAACGGTTATTGCACTCTTGCGGAAATCAAATCGGCTTTACGCATAACCGATTCAACCGATGACACACTTCTCGAAAATGCTATTGAATCCGCTTCTCGGCGCATAGATGGCTACTGTGGCAGGTTCTTTTACAAGACGAGTAGCACCGCTATCCCGATGTATTCTTATGACGAATATCTTTTAATCTTTGGGCGAGATGTAGCAAACACTTCTGTCACGATCAAGATTGACTCGGCAGGCGATGGCACTTATGCGACCACGCTGACACAGGGAACTGATTATGTTTTACAGCCACGAAATGTGCCGATCTTTGCACGCCCATATGAGTCTGCTCGTATGGTTGGTGGCGCAACGTTTCCTTTATTGACGACACCATCTTTTGAGACGGTTCAGGTAACAGCGTTTTGGGGTTGGGATTCGATACCTGACGACATTAACCAAGCCTGTATTTTGCTCGCTATGCGACAGTTCGCACGCTTAAACGCTGCGCTAGGTGTTGTCGGTTTTGCTGATATGGCGATCACGGTTCGGGCTGTTGATCCTGATGTGCGTGATTTGCTTTCACAATATCGCCGTTTCGGTATCGCCTAATGGCAGCAACAGTTTCTCAGGTCGCTACAGGGCTGGCTACAAGGCTCGCCACAATTTCGGGGCTTAGGACTTCCACCTATCAGCCTGAGCAGTTGAATCCGCCTGTCGGCTTTCCTGTTCTTAACCGCATCGAATATCACAAAGCGTTTCAAGGTGGGAATGTTGTTATGGATTGGAGTGTGTATGTGATCGTGGGCAGATACACGGACAGAAACGCTTTCGCAACGCTTGACGATTATCTTTCTTATTCGGGTGCGAAAAGTGTTCGTGCTGCGATTGAAGGAGACAAAACGCTTGGTGGCGTGTGCCGAACTTTGGTGCTACCATCAGGTGCGAACATTACGAGTTTAAGTTCTGCTGACGCAGAGTTTTTACAGATACAGTTCCAAGTAACAGTTCACGGATAGGACAAACGATGGCAAACTATAAAATCATCAGCGAGAATTGCACACTCGGCGCACAAGGCTCAAACATTTCAAGCGATGATCTTGAAGGTTTGAATGTTGCTGCGCTTGTTGATGGTGGACATTTGGCTGAAGTTAATGTTAAAGTTTCCAAACAAGAACCAAAAGAAAGCGACAAATAGTTATGGCAGTTTTAGTTTTAACAGATGCTTCAATCACAGTAAACTCGATTGCGCTCAGCGACCACGCCAACAGCGTGACATTGAACTATGAGATTGACAGCGTTGAGACAACAGCATTTGGCAGCACAGGGCACAAGTTCGCTGGTGGTCTGCAAAACAATTCGCTTGATATCGAGTTTATGCAAGACTTCGCAGCAGCAAATGTTGAAGCAACTATTTATCCACTTGTTGGAACGACAACAACTGTTGTAATTAAACCAACTTCGTCTGCTGTTAGCGCAACTAACCCTTCCTATACCTTGACTGGGACATTCCTTGCAGCGCACACACCTGTAGCAGCATCCGTTGGTGAGTTGGCAATGACAAGTCTAAGTTTCACTGGTGGTGTTTTGACTAAGGCAACTGCGTAATCAAAATCAAATAGAAGGAGACAGTAATGAAAATTGCTTTACAAGTCGAATATCTTGACGGCACTATTGAGCCCGTTGATGCGGTGTTCGCTGACTTCGTAGGGTTCGAGAGAACTTGGCAACGCTCTGTTGTTCGTCTTGAAACTGAGATGCGTTTGACCGATCTTGCTTGGCTTGCTTGGTCTGCTCTCACACACAGAGGCAAAACAAAACTAAAGTTTGACCCTGACTGGATTGCGACTGTCGCTCAGGTTACGCCACGAGACGAGGGTGATTCCCCAAAAGAATAAAGTTCGGTGACGATTCAGCGCATTGGCTGATCGCTCATCTAGCGCACGAGTATCATATTGCGCCATCTTTATTGCTTGCTGAGAGCGAGGAGATGTTGGAAACGATGTTGGCGTATCAGCGTTGGGTTGTAAAGCAAGCGAATCGTAGGCGCAAATAAAGTATGATGTGCGCCTATGCAAAGCGAAATCAAGTTCTACGGGATAAACGAGACACTGTTTTATCTAAAGAACTATGAGAAAGAACTATTTAACGAGTTCAAAACCAAGTTGGCTGACGCTGCGAAACCGTTGGCTGATCTAGTTGGGTCACGGTTTCCGACTGCGCCTCCGCTAGAAAATTGGCATAGTTCAGGTGGGCGTGTTGGTGTCAAACGGATGCCAGCGTATCGAGCGTCAAGCAAAACTGTTCAAGCAAAATCAGGTGGTTTCGTCCGCAAGACCGCCAAAGGTGGCTACGGGATTCTGCGTATTCAACAGATGGACGGTGGCGGTCAAGTTTATGACTCGGCAGGTATCGGCACATACGAATCAAAAAATTCAACATTCATAAACAATTTAGATAAGCATTTGAAAACAAAAAGCAAGCGTGGCACTACTCGTTCTCGTATTCTTTACGGCGCAGTTAAAAACAATCAGGCTATGGTTGAGGAAGCGGTGCTGAAAGTCGTTAAAGAAGTTGATGGCTACACCACACGCCGAATCAACGAAAGCAATACGAGGTAAGCGATGGCTGTTGGCATAAATATTCTCACCGATTTCGATTCAAAAGGCATATCGAAAGCGATCACAGAGTTCAAGAAACTTGAAACAGGCACAGAGCAAGCAGGGTTCGTTCTCAAGAAAGCGTTTCTGCCTGCTGTCGCTGTGCTTGGTGGTTTAGCGTTCGCAGGTTTTAAGGCTGCTGAGGCAGCAGCAGCAGACGAGTTAGAGCAAGCAAAACTTGCTCAAACTTTAGAAAAAGTGGTTGGTGCTACTTCGGGCACGGTTGCTTCAACTGAAGCGATGATCAAATCTATGTCTCGTGCTTCGGGCACGGCTGACACAGAACTTCGTGCCGCTTTGTCGTCGCTGGTTATCGGCACAAAGAACTTGACGCAAGCGCAAGAGGGTTTGGCGTTGGCGCAAGATATTGCTACTGCGTCAAATGTGCCGTTGCAGTCTGCTGCTGATGCACTTTCTAAAGCATATTCGGGCAACTATAAAGCGTTGCAAAAGTTGTCGCCTGCGTTGCGTGACCTGATTAAAGACGGGGCAAGCACCGAAGCGATCTTTGCTGATCTGTCAAATACTTTCAGTGGGGCTACCGCTAACGCTGCCGAGACTGCTGCTGGCAAAATGAAAATCTTAAAAAATAATGTGGCTGAGTTTCAAGAGAGTTTGGGTGCAGCGTTGTTGCCTGTGCTCGAGAAAACGACTTCGGTGCTGACTGCGGTGTTCGGTTTTATGGCTGACAACGAGAAAGTGGTGTTGGCTTTGGCTGCTGCGATAGCCATTCTTGCTACGGGCATTGTTGTTTTCAATATCGCTATGGGTATCGGCACGGTTGTTATGCAAGCGTTCGGTGCTTCTGCTGTAGAAGCGCAAGCAGCGATGTTACCTATTGCTTTGACTATCGCTGGCATCGTTATCGCTTTTGTCGCTGTAGCAGCAGCAGTGATTTACGCCTATACGCACTTTGAAACATTTCGCAAAATCGTGAACGCCGTAATCAACTTCGTGATCGATATAGTCGAGTTCTTTGCTAATGGATTCATCAGATATATAAACTCGATCATTTCTGTTATTAACAAGATGATTGATGTCGCTAATTTTTTTGGTGCTGGTCTAAAAAAGATAGGAACGATAGGCGAAGTTCAGTTAGGCAAAGTTGGTCAATCATCACAGATGACCGAACAGCAGTTAAAAAATCTTGAGCGTCAAGCAGTGAATACTGCCAATGCGGTGCGAATGGTGGTTACACCTGAGAATCAACTTAAAACGCAAGCAGATCGCTACACACAGATGGCTTTAAGTATGGGAAAGTTTGTGGACTACACAGGCAAAGGCTATAAAGAAGTTTCAACTAGCGGTGGTGCTGTCGAATCGGCTGCCGACAAATTAAAAAAATATATTGACGCAATTAAGGGTGTTACTTCGGCTCAGCGTTCGTTGCGTGACGCTAACAAGGCTGTAGATGAATCAAATAAGACTCTGTTAGAGAAAACGAACGCATTAACAGAAGCACAAAAACGATTTAACTTAATCACTAAAGGTTATGGCAAAGAATCAAACGAAGCGAAAAATGCCGAAAAAGAACGCTCAAAGGCTGAGCGTGCAGCAGAGCGAGCCAAATATGCTTTAGAGCAAGCGGTGTTTGCTGTCAAAGAGGCTGAACTTGAATTGGCTGAAGTTCGCAAAGACCCGAAATCTACGCCACAAATGATTCGAGAAGCAGAAATCAAATTGGCTCAAGCAAAACTATCTGTCGCTGACGCTACCGATTCGCAGAAAGAATCCGTTGATGCTTTGACTGCTTCGCAACAAAAACTAGATGAGGTTGTGAACGGTGCTAAAGAAGGTAGTGACGCTTATAAAGATGCGTTAAATGATTTGTTGTCGGCTGAGAAAGATCAGCGTGACGCTATAGACGCACGGGTTGCGGCTTATGAGCGTTTGGCTGACGCTACGAGAGATTTGGCTGACGCTGAACAGGAACGCCGTGAGGCTGGTAAAGGAGTTTCTAAAACTGATCGTGAAACTGCTGACGCTGCTGCAAATGCTGCTTCTACTGTTGTTATTCCTGCTGTCGTCAGTGTGTTGAAGCCTGCGGTTGATGCCGTTAAAGATGTTGTTGATACTATTGCTGCACCTATCGCAGCATTGCCTACACCATCGGAACTTGAACAGATAGGTCGTATCGGGCGTGGCGATTTCTCGGGCATAGATTTAGGTGTCATTCGTATTCCTTCTCTCGAGGAATTGTTGGGTGGCGGTATCGGAACATTGATGGCTGACGGAGGTGTTGTTACACGAGCGACAAGCATTATTGCTGGTGAGGCAGGCGCAGAAGCAATTATTCCTCTTGACCGTATAAGTTCGATGGGTAGCACTTACAATATTCAAGTCACGGCTGGTATGGGTGCTGACGGCAAAGATATCGGCACACAGATCGTTAATGCTTTGAAGCGTTATGAGCGAACGAACGGTGCTTTGCCTTTGACGGTGGCATAAATGGCTACCACTCTCGCTTCAGGCGAGCAGATAACTGTTCTCGCAGAGGTTGGTTTTATCACCAACTTTTTTGTGCTTGACGATGCTGAGGCAGGTGTTCTTAACAATACAGAGTTTGTGCTTGACGGCAACCTTGTCGGTGTGGACATTACCGAATACTGTCAAGAGGTTTCGATTAGTCGTGGCAGACAAGACCAGTTCGCACAATTCAACTCAGGTCAATGCTCGCTTACTTTGCTGAATAACGACAGAAGGTTTGACCCGATCAACACTGATTCGCCTTATTATGATGTGGCTGCTGGGCGTTCGGGTGTTGTGCCACGTCGAAAAGTAACGGTTACTTCGGGCGCAAACTACCTGTTCACAGGGCGCATCACCGATATAGATGTTGTTTATAATCACAATCTCAGCACGGTGACGATTACGGCAGCAGACGATTTTGTGTTATTAGCGAATACAGTTATTCAGACTGACACAACTCCATCAGTTGAATTGTCGGGCGCACGAGTTAATTATCTTTTGAACCTGCCCGAAATTGACTACCCATTAACAACACGCAACATCTCTACAGGTTTAGCAACATTAGGCGCATACACAATCACCGCCAACACAAACGCTTTAACATATCTGCAAGAAATTGCCACAAGTGAGCAGGGTGCTTGCTTTATTGCTGCGAACGGTGATCTAACTTTTACTGATCGTCTTGACGCAGCGTTTCCTGTTGTCGCAGCCCAATTTTCTGACACAGGTTCAAACATTCCCTATACAGCGTTACAGGTTATTTATGGTCAAGAGTTTCTATATAACCGTATTCAGGCAACGATTGAAGGTGGCACAGTTCAAATCGCTGATAATACTGCGTCACAAGCAGAGTTTGGTATCAGCACCTATGCGCTACCTAATTTGTTGCTTCAATCGAATGCTGAAGCCTTAACTTTGGCAAATTATTTAGTCGGCTTATACGCCAACCCACAGTATCGGTTTGACGATCTAGGGCTGATTACTTCGGCTATGTCAGCACCTAACCGTGATGCTATTAACGCTCTTGAATTACAAGATGTTGTTACCGTGACTCGAACCTATACAACTGGTTCGCCTCTTTCGGTTACAGATTATTATGCGGTGGAACGGCTGACGCATTTGATTACGGCTGGTGAGCATCGGGTTACTGTCGGCTTGTTTAACGCCGAGATCGTATTTCAATTTGTGCTCAATGACGCAATTTTCGGTGTGCTAGATAGCACAAATGCTCTTGCCTGATATACACTAGGCGACTATGGCAAGACAGACTTTCACCGCAGCGCAGGTGCTAACCGCAGCACAAATGAACACTTTGCAGTCTTCGGTTTGGTCAGATGATGTAAATGCTCAAACAGGCACTTCTTACACACTTGTTTTAACTGACGCAGGCAAACAAGTAACGATGACCAACGCTTCGGCAAGCACTTTAACTGTGCCACCAAACTCATCTGTCGCTTTCGATATTGGTGTAAGAATCGTTGTCATTCAGTTAGGTGCAGGCGCAGTAACTTTGACGGCTGGCGCAGGCGTGACTATCTCAACACAAGCAACATCACTTGTGATGGCACAATATCAAGTTGCTACACTCATCAAGCAGGCAACAAATACTTGGATTGCTAATCTTGGTGGTTCTGGTGCAGCAGCGGACAGCGATCAAGGTATTCTTGCATCACAGATTTTCGGATAACATAGGAGATAAATAATGGCAACATTCACAAAACTAGCGTTACAGCCAGCAGGCACTACAGGCACAGGTTTGGCTATCAAGGTTGCTGCGACTGCTACTGCTGGCACAGCGATTCATACTGCTTCTACTACGGCTACAACGATTGACGAGATTTGGTTGTATGCGGTCAATACTTCTGCAAGTAATGTGAAATTGACGATTGAGTGGGGTGAGGCTACTGCACCTGATGGCAATATCGAATTAACTGTTACGGCTGAGTCAGGTTTGGTTTTGGTTATCCCAGGTTTGGTGTTGCAAGGTAATGCTTCGGCGAAGGTTGTTCGGGCGTTTGCTGCGACTGCGAATGTTGTTTGTTTGCACGGGTATGTGAACCGAATCACGGTCTAGGTTATGCGGTTTGATAACCGTTCTCGGGTTAGCACATATATTTCTGCTTGGATGCCGACAGGTGATGAAACATTATTGACTGTCGATTATCTTGTTGTTGCTGGTGGTGGCGGCGGTGGGTTATTTGGTGGCGGTGGCGGTGCGGGTGGTTTTCGCACAGCAACATCAACTTTAACTATTTCTACAAATTACACAATTACGGTCGGTGGTGGTGGTGCGGCAGCAACAACACGCAATAATAACGGTTCAAGCGGTAGCAGTAGCGAAATTAGTGGCAGCGGTCTAACAACCATGACGAGTGCTGGTGGCGGTGGTGGCGGTTCAAGTTTGAGCGGTGTCGCTGGTTCTAATGGTGGGTCGGGTGGTGGTGGTAACGCACAAAATTCGCCGTTCACGGGTGGGTCGGGTAACACGCCAAGCACTTCACCAAGTCAAGGCAATAATGGCGGTGCAGGTGACACATTTAGTCTCGCTACTAATACTGGTGGCGGTGGTGGTGGTGCGTCGGTTGTTGGTGCGACGGGTGTTAATTTAGGTGGCGGTGCTGGTCAAGGTGGTGCAGGTGGCGCAGGTTCATCATCATCTATAACTGGAGTTAGCGTTACTTATGCTGGTGGCGGTGGCGGTTGCGGTGAAGCGGCTGGCGGTGCTGGCGGTGCTGGCGGTGCTGGCGGTGGCGGTGCTGGCACTACTCGGCAAGCAAACGCAACGGCTGGCACAGCAAACACGGGTGGTGGCGGTGGCGGTGCAAGAAATGAGTCAGGCGTTGGTAATGCAGGCGCAGGCGGTAGCGGTGTAGTCATATTGTCTTATCCAAATAGTTACACAATTACTATCGGTGCAGGTTTAACAGGTTCAACAGCGACAAGTGGCTCAAACAAAATAACAACGATTACTGCTGGCACAGGGAATGTGAGTTGGGCTTAGATGTCTAGACCTTTTGTTCCACGCACACGGGTTTCAACTTACACTTCGGCTTGGATGCCGACAGGTGATGAAACATTATTGACTGTCGATTATCTTGTTGTTGCTGGTGGTGGTGGTGGCGGCGGCGATGGCAACACAGTTGGCGGTCCAGGTGGTGGTGCTGGTGGTTTGCGTAGCACCGTAACAGCGACGGGCGGTGGTGGCAGTTTAGAAACCGCATTGACACTTACAGCAAATACGAATTACACGGTGACAATCGGTGCAGGTGGCACAGGCAGAACATCTCAAACCGACAATGGTTCAAACGGTGGCGACAGCACATTTTCTACTATCACTTCTACTGGCGGCGGTCGTGGTGCTTACAATCAAGGTCAAAATGGCGTTAGTGGCGGTTCGGGTGGTGGCGGTTCATATAACAACCGAACTGGCGGTGCAGGTACAGCCAATCAAGGTTTTGCTGGCGGTAATGGTTCTGCTAGCGGTTTCAGTCGTTTCAGTGGTGGCGGTGGTGGCGGTGCTGGGGCTGTTGGTGGAAATGCCCAAAGCACTATTTCGGGTGCTGGCGGTAATGGTGTTGCAGTTTCTATAACAGGTTCAAGTATTACTTACGGTGGTGGCGGTGCTGGCGGTCAAGGTAGCGGCGCAGGTGTAGGTGGAAGTTTGGGTGCGCCTGGTTCGGGTGGTGGCGGTGCAGCAGGCGCATTAGGTGGCAACAATAATGGCAATCCTGGCACAGCAAATACAGGTGGCGGTGGTGGTGGTGCGACAGAAATTGGTGGCACAGCAAATGGTGGTAACGGTGGTAGCGGTGTCGTCATCTTGCGTTATCCAACCAATTTTACAATAACAATCGGTGCTGGTCTCACAGGAAGCACAGCAATAAGTGGAAGTTATACAGTAGCAACGATTACCGCAGGCACAGGCAATGTGTCGTGGGCAGCATAGGAGAATAAACATATGGCACATTACGCATTTCTAGACAGCAACAACCGAGTCACCGAAGTAATAGTCGGCATAGACGAAACCGAACTCATAGAAGGTCTGACACCCGAAGTTTGGTATGGCAATTTTCGTAACCAAACCTGTGTGCGCACAAGTTACAACCATCGCATCAGAAAACAATACGCAGGTATCGGCTACACCTATGATGCGGTGAACGATGTGTTCATATGCCCACAACCATACGGCTCGTGGACATTGGACGACAACTTCGATTGGCAGCCACCAACACCAATGCCAACAGACGGCAAACGCTATGTTTGGTTTGAACCGAACCAACAATGGATAGAACTCGTCTAACACGCTGGCTGATACCGTTACCAGCAATCGCATTAAGTTTCTTTTCAACAACAGCACAAGCAGAACCGATAGCAGGCTTAAACGCCGTCGGCTATAGCGTTTCCGCTATACCACCAACACGGTCAGATGATCTCTACCCTGTTTGCCATAGCGAAACAGAAAACAACATCAATCGAAACTTTAACGGTGAACCGTTCGGTAACTGCCCGAACGATAATTTTATGGTTCACTACACAGGCTTCATCGAAATCCCTGCGAACAACACAATCAAGTTCATGGTCGCAGCCGATGACGGTGGCACAGTCAAAATCGGTTTAACAGAGTTCGGCACATGGAACACTAAAGGCTGCTCGTGGTCGGCGCAAACCTCAAACACTTTCGAAGCAGGCATCTATCCGCTTGACGGCTGGTTTTTTGAGGCTGGCGGTTACACCTGCTATATGTTGGCGTGGAACATCAACAACACAGGCTGGCAGATAGTTCCCGATTCGGCGTTCACCACTACAGCAGTATCCACCACAACAACCACAAGCACCACAACAACATCGACAACCACGACATCAAGCACCACGACGCTGCCAGAAACCACCACCACAACTTCAACGACTTCTTCAACGACTTCATCTACAACAACCCTTCCCACAACAACGACCACAACCACAGAGCCAGTTCAGACAAGCACAACCACATCAACGACAACCACCACCACAAGCCCTGCCACAACAACGACAATAACTGTGTTACCTTCACCGCCAACACAAACAACCTCTACAACCGATCAGCCCGTTGCTGTTCCAAATACTTCCGCACCTGCAACCGTGTCTGCACCTGTGTCTGAACCCGAACCCACGACAACAGAAACCATACAAGAAACCACGACCACCACGACCACCCTGCCAGCCACCACAACAGAACCGATACAAGTAGAAACATCGGTTCAGGATACCTCAACAACTATCAAAACTGCCCCAACAACAACCGATCTAGCACCAACAACCAGCGATGCTTCACGAGACGCATCAGAATCAACCGTATTGAACGAAACAGAAACGACCCTACCCTTACCTCAAGATGACGATTTGAAACGCTCTAATGCGATTCTAGAGCCTGTTATTTCTATAGAAGTGACGGAAACAGGGCAGATTAGCGAAAAGGTATTCGATCAGATACTTGACGACATCTCTGAGGCTGAACCAGCGAAAGTGGTGGCGATAATTGAGGCAGTCTTGGCTACCAACATCACGCAATCGCAGGCGGTTGAATTGGTGGTTACGCCTGTAGTGCTTGAAGCGATAACAGAAAAACAGGCAGAGGCGATCTTTGAAACGATTGTGCCTGAGCAATTAACAGAGGCACAGGCTGAGCAGATGAGTCAAGTGTTGAGTAAAGCACCAACAAAAGTGAAAAAGGCTTTCGAGAAAGTCATAGATATTTTCGGTTCACAATTCGAGTCATATATACCGACAGGTTCTAGTATCCCTGTTTCGCAACGCAGAACCCTTGTCGCTGTCGGCGGTCTTTTGACTATGCTTCCAATGCCGACCACGAGGATTAAACAATGAAAAAGATTAAAAACTATTTTGTGGATAACACTTGGACTTGGGTTGGCACAGGGCTAGTTCTGATTACCCTTTCGGGCACAACATTTCGTCAGGCACTACTGCTCACAGGCATCGGCATTGTTATACACTCGGTGCTAACACTCGGCTCAAAGGAATGAAATATGAAAAAAGCACAAGACATCGCACAAAGACTTCTCTCACTTTTTATGGCGAACGCATTAGCGATAGTTACTGGTTCGGCAATCGTTGGCGGTATTCCCGTATGGAAAGCAGCAGCACTTGCAGGCTTCACGGCTGTCGCACAAGTTGCGGAACGCCTTGCAAAAGCATCTGTTGATGGCAACTTGACCGCACAAGAAATCTCTGATGCGTTCGGCGGTAACGGTAAAAAGATTGTTAAGAAACGATCAGCAAAATGAAACGCCCATACACAGGAAACAAAGACGGACTTGCAGCAGGCGAACGCAAAGGCTTGAGAGTTTTCATTAACGAATTAACAAAACTGTATCCTGCGATCTGGAACAACGGTTCATATGTGAATCGTCCGATGCGAGGCAAAAAAGAATTGTCTGTTCACGCCACGGGTCGTGCAGTCGATTTGTCTTACCGTTTTATGGCAAAAGAGAAGCGTGGCATACCTGAAGGCGGCAGAAAACAAGCGATGGAAGCGATGGATTTTCTTGTCAAGAACGCTGACGCTTTCGGACTCGAGGCGATCTTGGACTATTTCCCGATGCCTCACGGCAGAGGTTGGCGATGTGATCGAAGTGCGTGGACTATCTACAACACCAAGACCATTACTGGTGCGCCGATGGGCGACTGGTTTCACGCCGAGATTTCACCTGCGATGGCTGACAACCCTGATGCGATGCGTGAAGCGTTCGCCCAAGCAGCAAAGCCTGTCGCATAATGTCTGACGCTCTCGCCACAATCATTGTTGCCCTGATCAGCACCATCGGGCTAATCATTGTAGGGCTGATGCAACTGTTTAAGAAAGAAGCGAGAGAAGCAGCAATAGAAAACCGTCAAGATCACGCCATTGTTCAACAGCAGTTGCGAATGATTTTCAAGTCGGTGAACAGGGTAGATGACAAGTTAGATAAACATTTGACAGATCACGCAGAAGGAACAAATGGGAAGCCAGCAAAACGAAACTAGCCGCACAAAATCAGTTGTGTATGTCAAGTGGCACGATGCTCACGCTGTCGCCCCGTCTTGGTTTGCGCTCGATGACATTGTTGATGAGCCTGCAATAGTTGAATCTGTTGGCTGGCTTGTGCCTGATTCGATCACAGGGCATATTGTGGTGGCGCAATCTGTTCTCGGTGACGAGGCTGATCACATTTTGGCGATTCCTGTCGGTATGGTTCGAGAGATGCGTGTCTTGTTTTCTAGTTTGCTACCATAGAAAGTTGTGCGAGGCGTTCTCCTTCTCCGCCTGCGCACACGGGTTGAGCAGACCAGCCCCTCGGGGCTGGTTCTGTTCCCCGTAGCCTCGAAAAGCCCCTATTTATAAGGGTAAATGAATGATTAGGTATCTGCGGCTAGGTGGGCTAAAGTGTAGTCATCGGGCAACAACCCGATAGTTCAAGAGGAGGACTTAAAAATGGGTTATATGGTGCAAGTTAATCAGAACAAGCGCAACGCTGTTATGAATCTGCAAGTTGGTGATGTTTTCACTTGGCTTGGTCGCACAGAAAATTACTTAGTTCAAGAGATCAAACCATCAACACGCAAGAACGGTAATACTTGGATAATTATTACTGTTGGCTGCTCTACAGGAATTGTTAGGGAAGAAAAGTTGCCTAAGGATTCGTTAGTGCAACTAGTGGAAATAAAATGATGATGGCAGGCGATCAAATCATCGAAGCGATGCAGTCACGAACCTATGTTTGGTGTTGGCACAATTCCGCAATCCATTGTGGTAAAGATCGCTCGGCTGTGTTGATTGTTAGAAGGCGTTTCGATGGCTGGGTTCTCGTTAAGTTTGATGATGCAACTCAATTATGGGCAAGGGAATCTGAATTAGAAGTTATTAGTCAAGAGGAGGACTAGAAATGATTAGCAAGTGGAACGGTATGCTCATTGATCTCAGTGGCAGCAAAGCAGACATCACGCCTGTGCCGACAGCACAGTCAAGAGATATCGGAACGATGCAGATGCAACGCACTTATGAGGTTGTGCGGATTCGAGGCAGGGTCGGTGGCGAATATTTTACGCCTTGCCTAGTGCTTGATGGCAGACCAACTTCGATACAAGGCAGATCGCATCAATATCCTCGCACGGCTCGCAAGGCATTAGCGAAGTGGGCAAAACAAGTAGAAGCCGATCTGATCAACGCTACGATTGTTGATGACGGCGAAAACACAAGTTGGGAAGGCGTAGCGATGTGGGATTATCACTACGAGTATGTGTATAAGGGCAACGCCCATATTCACGGCTACGAGCAAGATCGCACTGTGCCTGCTACTAGGCGATGCTGGTTTGACCCGTTGGCTCGCATAATCAAAGAACAACCTTGCAACACCCCTCAGGCATAATCAGTTCAACATAAACCAACAACGAAAGAGAGAAGGAAATGCAAGCAATCCCAAAACCTAAACACGGCAGCAAAGAATGGCTACTTACAAGATGGCGTGATGACCAAGGCAGATGCGTGTTCGGGGCTTCCGATATCCCTGCGCTGATGAACGCTTCGCCATACAAGTCAAGAGCCGAACTGTTCGCAGACAAGTTAAACGAGCCGATTGAGCAAGCAGACAAGGCGGTGTTTAGGCGAGGCAATCTTCTCGAGCCAGCCTTGTTGCAGGCAGCATCAGACCAGTTGGGGCGTATTTTCTTTACGCCTGACACGATCTATCGTGATGGCAGGCTCTCGGTTTCTCTTGATGGTGTAGATAATTCGATTCAGCCTGACATTGTTGTTGAAGCAAAAACAACTACACGATATTCGATTTATGACGAGAACGATCTGCCTATTGAATGGTTGTGGCAAGGCTGGGCGCAACAGTCCGTGCTTGATTGCCCTGTATGGTTCAGCGTTCTTGACCGTGATCTGAGAATCAATGTTGTGGAACTGCCAAAAAACGAAGTGGCGATTGATGCTCTGCGATTAGAAACAGAAGTGTTCGGTGAATGGATAGATAACAACACACCACCGATGGACGAAATCAACAACTTTAGTGCCGATGACATCGCACGGATTATAAAACCGACCCCAACTATGATCGAGTTAGATGCAACAGCAGCGCAGTTAGTAATCGATTTGGAGAAGGCACGGGCTGCCTCAAAAGAGGCAAGCGATGCTGAGGCACGAATCAAAGATGCGTTGGCACAGATGATGTTGAACCACGAGATCGGTATGTTCAACGGGCAAAAGATTCTGTCTTGGCAGCAGCAGGCAGGCAGAACGGCTCTCGATATGGCTCGACTTCGAGCCGATCACCCTGAATTGGTTAAACAATATGAGAAACAAAGTAATGCCTACCGTGTGATGAGAACACACAGAAATAAAGTTAAGTAATGAAACCGCAGTACAAAGTTCAATCTAGAAGCGCAAAAGGAAAATATGTGACACGATTAACGACTGAGAACTGGAATCAAGCAGTGATTTATTACAACGGGATAAACATTGGGAATGGATTTCGAAAGCGTTTGTTAATTGACGGTAAAAAATATAAACAATCAAAAGGAGACACAAATGAGTAATGAAACAGAATCACTACTGCTCAAAGCAGTGTTAGAGCAATACGCAACACCCGACCCGAAAATTGTCGGCACGATACCACGCAACGGAATCAACCTTGCCTATGTGAGCCACGCAGAAATCACACGAATCTTGATCGAGATTGACCCGATGTGGAACTGGCAGCCTGTCGCTTGGGTTGATGGCAGACCAGCAATACACGAAGCAAACGGAGTTGCAACAATGTGGGCAACTCTTACCTTGCTTGGCAAATCGCTTGTCGGTGTTGGCTCAGTTCGAGCAGACAAACCTGATCTAGACAAAGAACTTGTTGGCGATTTCTTGCGAAACGCTGCGATGCGATTCGGCATCTGCCTCTCGTTGTGGTCTAAACAAGATAGTCAAGCACCACGCAACAATGTGAGCAGCGTTTATACGAGTTACCCGATGAACTCTCAAGAGATGGCAGCCAGCAAACAGGCGCACCCTGCAAACGGGCAGCCTGAACCGACATCTGCATTAACAGATGAGCAGATCGAGGCGGCGTTTGCTTCACCTGCGAAGCCTGTCAGCAAGATCGGTAGCCTGATATCAGACAAGCAAAAAGGCTTGGTGTCATCGCTGAGCAAAGAAGTTGCTGACGGTGATATCAGCGCAATCCTTAAACAGTTGTTCGATAAATCTAATTTGAACACACTGACCACAAAAGAAGGCTCTGACCTGATCAAACATTTGATGGGTATGCGTCAGAAGAAAACTGATGAACAGCCCTTCTGAAGAATTGCAGATGGCATACGAGTTCGCTATCGGTGTCGTCATTGATTGCGCCCGAAAGGTCGTGGTTTTTGACGGCACAGATAGGCAGTCGCTCGATGATTTGCGTGAAGCGATTTTTAAGTTCGGTGAGGTGAACGATTTGATTGCACAGTTCTATAAAGGTGAATTGTGATTCGTGATCATTGGACTGATGACGCTTTATGCAAAGGCAAGCCGACTGTTGTTTTCTTTCCTGCATATTCGCCGCACGATAATCGCTGGCAGATGGCACGAGATATCTGCGCCGATTGCACTGTCAAAGAGCAGTGTTTGGCTCTGGTTCTGCGACTCGAGGACTCTGACGATAAATGGGGTATGTTTGGAGGGCTTACACCTGAGCAGAGGCGAGAGATTAGAAAGGAACAGCGAGCGCAATTATGAAAGCAAAACTATGTGCTTGCATTCCGAATCGGCTGCTGCCTGTGAAACCTGTTTGTGGTGAGAAACCAGATGACGATGACGAGTGAGGAACGCAAAGGCGAATGTCAAGGCAATCGAGACAAATGCAACCTCAAAGACTGCCCGAAGTTCGGCACACTTGGCAGACCTGCACGAGATGGCAACAGGCGTGTCAAAGGCTGCTCAGACCCGACAGCGAGAGGTAAACGCTCACGAACAAAAGGCTTGAGCAAGCAGCGCACGGCTCGAAAGCGTTTAGGGGTAGCACCATCAAACAAGTTTGGTGACGGTAACGAGGAACGCTGGCAAGATGCGTTGTTCGCTAATGAGGTCAAAGCAGGCAAGCAGATCGGGGCAGCAGTTACGGCGTGGCTGCGTATCGAGGCTCAGGTGCGTTCTAACGAGGCTGATTATGGTTCGATGAGGAAACCTACACGGGCTGTTCTGATGCCTGAGGGCTGGGGCAGCGAGGGTCTTGTAATGATTAGGCTTAGTACTTGGGAACAGTTAGTGCGACCTGCGATGACCGAATACTATGAAGGGCAGTAATGAACAAAGTTTTCAGCCAAGAGCATTACAACCAAGATGATGTGGCGAAGTTTCAGATCATCGCTTGGCTAGAGAAACAAGGCTACAAAGCGTGGGTAAATCCTGATCAGTATGGGATTGATTTGCTGGCTGAAAGATGGGGCAGAAAGTTTCAGTTCGAGGTGGAAGTAAAACATAACTGGAAAGGTGAGATGTTTCCGTTTGACAATGTTCACTTCTCGGGGCGCAAACGCAAGTTCTGCTCGCTTGATGCTGAAACCTGGTTCGTTATGTTGAACCACGAACGCACACACGCTTTGTTTATTGACGGTGAGCATTTTTTAAACTCGTCAAGAAATGTAATGAAAAACACTAAATACTCGCAAAACGAGGCGTTCGTTGAAATCGATATTCATTGGGCTATATTCAGAAACTTAATCGAGGAGGCAAAATGACACCAACACAGATCGAGGGAATGATTGACCGCATCTGCGGTTTGTATCCATCATCACCTGTTTCATTACAGAAAGCCAAAAACGCTTTCACACAAGACGAGTTCTTGTTATATCAAACAGTAGAAGATGCTCGAAAAGTAATCACTGTCATTATGGATAACCACGACAAGTTTCCTTCGCTCAAAGAGGTTCACAAGGCGTTCAAGTTGCTTCGCAAGCCAGCCATCGAGCAAACATTGGTAGTTTGCGAGATATGTGATGGCAACGGCTGGGATACAGGCAGGCGATGGAACTTCGAAACCAAAGAGATCATCTGCGAGGCGTTCACGAAACAATCGATGGGGCAAACATATACATATGTTGTGCCGTGTAAATGTCGGGAGTTCAAAGCAGCGTAAGAAAACAAGAAGTAAAAACTAGAGAATAATCACGCAGACCTAAACCATTCGCACGGTAGTTGGTGACACTCGGTAACGAGGGTAGATCACGCTGTAAGCAATTACGGTGTGAGGCGAATTATTTGATTGGGAATCGCAGTGAGGCAGAGCGATAGGGGCATTTCAAAATCTCTAAAGTCTCTGCGGCTGGGCATCGTGTGTGTGTTGATTCATAGATCACACACGCTAAGAACTGCTAACATTTAGTTACACGCCGATTGAGGCTCAGATGCGCTGATGTGCTACCGACTGTCAAGGACAGAACAAAGAAAACTAGAACCTATTACCAAGTCTGAAGGAGGACACGGTGAACGGAGTTGATATGCGAAAGATTTTTGCTTTATGTGTTGTAAGTTTGATTGCGCTGGCTGGTGTTGCTGACGCTGCCGAAGCCCCTAAGCGGTTCGAGCGTGTGCAGATGGCGCAGCACCCGTTCGATTTTGTGCCAGAAACCAAACGGAGTGTGCCTGCTTGGGCTAAGTGCCCCGAGATATGGAATCAGTTGCGTGACGCTGGCTGGCTTGAGAAAGATGTGGTTAGGGCTGATCAGATTGTGTGGCGTGAATCTCGATGTATCCCTACAGCGCATAACAAGAATGACCCGAACACGGTGCAAGGCGTAAAAGGCTCGCTGGGCTTATTTCAAATCAACTTGTTCTGGATTCAGCGCACGGCTTATTATCCAAGAGGATATTTGCAAACAGTTCTGAATCGAGAGTTTGCGCCAACAGATTTATTCGATGTCGATATCTCGATTGCCTCTGCTGGGGCGTTAATTGCGTATGATCGAGGGCTGGGCAGATGCGGCTGGTCGGCTTGGCTTGGCTGCTGATTTCTAAAGATTTCTTTTACAAAGCCCATAAAACGCCTATTTTGAGCCATTTTGTGGGTTGCGATGATTTGCAGAATCCTCAGGCATTCCATAAAGTGTTCTTCATCAGGCAAGCAGCCTGAAAGTTCAAGAGGAGGACTTAGAAATGAAACAATCAGAGAAAGAGAAATGCTTAAAACTCATCTACAAGGCTTGGTATGGACTTGATCAGTTCAAATCAAAAAAGTTCAAGAATCTGCCACTGGCATTGTGGGAGACTGCAGGCTTATCTGGGTCGCAAGATTACGACTGGTCATTCCTGCGTGATGCGGACAACTCAGATATCAAGTCAATGTATCAGGTTTGCCGAGACGCATTGAATTGTAAATAGTCAAGACCGAAACCCCGTTAGGGGTCTAGCGATTACTTCGCTACTGATGAGGTCAGAAAATCTCAAAGTTCAAGAGGAGGACTTAAAATGGAACAATTAAAGGCAAATGTGCTGAATATGATTTCAGGCGAATACACAAGTTATTACAAACTATCGAGTGAGACGCTGCAAGGATTGGGCAGCACAGATGACTTGACAGCGGAGGGCAAAATTGCTTACTCAATGTTTCAAGCCATCAATCGATACGCAAGCAGCCGAGAAGCCATCGAAAGAGCGTTGCACTCGCTGATCAATACTTGTCAGACAGAAATGAAAAGATTGCACAACGGCTCGGCTCTCGATCTAGGCTGGGTAAACTCAAGCCGATTTGAGGAATATGTGCAGGAATCAAAAAAATTGTGGCACGAAATCCAAACGCTGGCTTACATAATCGGATTAAACGCAGATCAGGTCAATCAATTAGCAGACAAGATCAACGGAGTAATCGAATACAAGAAATAGCAAGATCGGGTGGCTGGCAGGCTTTCAGGTTCAAGCCCTGAACACCCACAAGGCGAAAGCCGAACATCAAAACATCAACCAAGAGGAGGAACAAAAATGAGAGCAATCAAGCAACCCAGCACTCATCAAAGGCTGGCAATAGAAATGATCAACGCAGTCGAGGACAGAGATGTTCAAGAGGAAATGCTTGCTATCAACAAGCATTACAGTCAAGTTCTAGCAGGGCTGCGTATCGCAGTAAATTATCTGAAAGAAATTGACCAAGATTTCGGCACAGACCATAGCGAAATGGTTGCGGAAATATCGAGCCTGTTGAAACAATCGAAAGCGTCAGAGATGAGTTTGCACGAAATGGCAGCATCAACATTCGAGGAGGCAAAATGAAACTGTTAGCAGCAAAAGAGTTCAACAAAGTGTTTTACGCTTGCCACAACAACGAGGCAGTGAAACATCGAATGAAAGTCAGAGCAGCCCTAGTTCATCTACAAGGGAACAAAGATGCTTACTTCTCAATCACAGGCGAGGTCGAGCGCAGAGCCAAAAACAATCGATGGGTTATGGAATCGGCAGGGGCGATACACGATCAAATTGCTGAGCAGATGCCAAACCTCAAGCCGCTTCTACTTGTTCATCTCGCTGATCAGAACGGTGTGCCGATGCACTGTTACGAGAACGCAGCGTATTGGGGTGGGCAAACCAAGTATCAGAAACTTGACCTCGAAACGCTTGCAGATCATCTCAGAGTAACACGACAACAAGCCTTCGAGATGATCGAATACATTTACCACTCGTGGGGTGAACTCGATTCGATTACAACACCTGCGATGGCTTGGAAAGATGCGTGTGAACATTTCGATCTGCCTGCAAAATGGCAGCAAGACGCAGATGCAGCCCGTAAGATGTTAAACCAATTAACACAATTAGAGGAGGCAAAATGAGAATCACAAACCATTCCCTAGATCACATTGAATTGATCGCATCAGGCGACACAGCCCTGTTCGAGATCAGATTGATTGTGGCGATGCACGACTGGTCAGATGAGGAAGCCGATGCAGGCTTTGATGAGATCGGTGCGCTCGGCTGGCTGATGAATCTGCTTCATCTTGCAGCGCAGGGCGAAGATATTAAAACAGGCGCAGAGGAGTTCTTAAAAGCGATGATGACTCTCGATGAACAACGGGTTTATCTTGCAAGAGTTGAACGGATATCAATGAACGAGGAGGAAACAAAATGACACCCCAATTCAAACTAGGTGTATCGCTAGGAATGATTGCCTGCCTACTTGTGATGGCTCTGCTACCAGCCGAAACAGAATCCACGCCTGCTGGCTGGGTTGGTTACGGTATCATCATCGGGCTACTGCTTAGCGTGGCAATCAGAGCAGCGAGCCTGCTTCAATATCAGGCAAGTTACAAGAGGCGCAAGCATTACAACACTCGCAGCCGTTAGGCTCAAAGTCGTTCCCTGTGGCAATCTGCGCTTCGCTTTCTTTCCCCTCTTGAGCGTGAAGCCCCACCTGAAATGGTGGCACAGGGAATGTTCACCGATAAGGAAAGCGGAGTGTTATGACATTGAGAGATTTACAGAATGCGGTAGCATTCTTACGGAGGCTAAGCGTTGGGCAGATGGAAGCAGATGAGTTAATTGCGACTGTTGAAGCATTAGAAGCAGAGATCAAGAAACGGAGGCAGAAGAAATGAGCGAAAGTTTAAACGCCGAACTTCAGCATTGGCAGGCACGAACAGACGATTTGCAGGTTGCGCTTGACCATATGCGAGAAGATCGAGATTTATTGAAAGTTGAGAAAGAAACTTTGAGCGAGGCTTACGCCAAAGCAGTACAAGAACTAGCGATGTATAAGCAGATGGTTGATCGTATGCGAATCGCTATGTCTCAAGGCGCAGAACTGTAATCAAATGCGAATCAAATGCCTCAACTGCGGTCACGCTTTTGAGCCAGACCCTAAAAGAACTGTCGGCTGCCTATGCGATAGCGATGCACCGACTTGGATTGGTGTAACCTCTGAAGGCAAGTTAATTACAATGAGTTACGCCAACTATGAGATAGAAAAGGATTGAGATGGAACAACGCAAAATTGAATACACGATCGTAGATATAGATTCGGTTGAAACACACCCAAAGAATGTTCGTCAAGGCGACATCGGTGCAATAAGTGAATCGTTGAAAACACACGGTCAGTATCGCCCTATCGTGGTAGATAAACGCACAAACCGTATCCTCGCAGGCAACCACACTTGGAAAGCAGCAAAGTCTTTAGGCTGGCAGCAGATCAACGCAGGCTTTATCGAAACCAAAGACGATGACGAGGCTTTGCGAATCCTGCTCGCAGATAACCGCAGCACCGATCTTTCGTCATACAACAACGATGGTTTAGAGCGATTGTTGAAAGAGTTGGCATCAACAGACATCGGCTTATCTGGGTCACTGTTCGATGGCGATGATCTCGACTTGTTAATCAACGACAACGCATTCGAGCAGCCTTTAGACCTTGAGAGCAAGTTTGCTACCAATGTTGTAACAGGTGCTATCGCTCAGCGTTTCGGAATTGCGCCGTTTTCGATTATGGATTGTCGCAGAAGTTGGTGGAAACAACGCCGAGATTATTGGCTCAAACTAGGCATTGAATCAGAAATAGGAAGAAACGAGAACTTGTTGAAGTTTTCTGACACGATCTTAAATAACGCAGGCAGAGACAAAAACTTGACTTTGCCGAACAGCGCAATCTATGAATACCCCAACTCTGACAAGCCTCAATACAACGGCACATCAGTATTTGACCCCGTGATCTGCGAAATCGCTTACAGATGGTATTGCCCCAATAACGGACACATATTTGACCCGTTCGCTGGAGGTTCAGTGCGAGGCATCGTTGCAGCCCATCTTGGAATGAACTATGTCGGGGTTGAACTTAGATCAGAACAAGTAGCAGCAAATAACGAACAAAAAACAAAACTAGGGCAAGGCGCAGGCTCGTGCGAATGGATAAACGGCGATTCAAGAACAGTTGATTTAAGCAGCATCAAAACACCGATCAACTTGATGTTCTCGTGTCCACCATATTTCGATCTAGAACAATACTCAGATGACGAAAACGATCTGTCAAACTGCCCGACATACGAACAATTCTTGGTTTCTTACAACGAAATTATTGCAAGGTCAGCGAATCTGCTAGCTGATAACTCGTTTGCTGTTTGGGTTGTTTCAGAAATCAGAGACGAACAAGGCAACTATCGGAACTTTGTTGGCGACACAATCAAAGCATTTGAAAACGCAGGTTTGCGTTATTACAACGAATGTATTTATGTGCAACAAAGCGGTTCGTGGGCTATGCGAATTGGCAGAATGTTCGGCGCATCACGCAAGATCGCTCGCATACATCAAAACATCTTAGTTTTCGCCAAAGGCGACCCGTTCGCAACAACAGAAACATTGGGCGAAGGCGAGTGGGGCTACGACAATGAACCTCAATGGCTGGAGGAGTTGAGCGCAAATGAATGATTGGCAGCAAGGCATACCTCTTGAACGGCTCGCTGCGATTAGCAAACTGTTCGAGCGATATGAACCGTTCTCGTTCGGCAGATTTGGAATACCAAACGAAGCAGAAATTGCACAAGCCATCGTTCAAGGCGAAGGCTATGAACTATTCAATGATGACAAAACGCAAACCATTGGTTTCATCGTTGGCAAAACCGCAAAACGGAACAGCATCAAATCGACATTCGCCGCAGGGCAACTGTTCGTGCAACAATCCGATTTCGTTATCAAACATCTCACATTCGCTGAACCGATATCAGATAAATCACTTGATGCTTGGCTGCAATCATTTAACAGCCCTGCGATATGGCTCGAAACTCATACAGAGGATTTCCCAAAACTCGATCAATTAAAACGGCTGGGCTTTCAAAAATTAGGCACTAAAGTTTCCGCATCATCAGAACTCAAAACAATACTGTTTCGAGGCACAAACTCTGCACAACGCATAGGGGAACCACTAGCAATCTCTGATCACGCAACATTGGAACGACTCTCACCAAACTTCGCATCGCCTGAAATCATCGCCCAAATCAAAACAGAACTAGAAACCTATGTAGCAAACAGCACCGATAGCGGCTGGGCAGATCATTACAGTTCATACAACATACGCAAATCTTGGAGTGCAATCAGCCTCAAAGGTTTCACCGATAACCCACATTTCATAATCAAGCCAGCCGAGATGTCAAAAAAATGGAAACAAGACAACGCATCATTGTTGAACAATTCCGTTAGAGATACTCCAGCGTTCGCCGCTTTCCCATCTGTTCAAAAACTCATCGGATTGCTGGGCTGCGAAACGCAACGCATCAGATTTATGAGAGTCAGAGCATCAGATGGCGGCTTATCTCGACACGCTGACATAACAGATAAAGAAGCAGGCGCAACTATCGACAAGATCGCTCGCCTCCATATCCCGATACAAACCAACCCTGAATGCTTGTTTCAGGCTTGGCAACTAAACGGCACACAACTCTGCAAGCATCTGGAAACAGGCAGCCTTTGGTATCTCGATACAAGAAAACCTCACGCAGTCTCAAACCGCAACGGTTCACTAGATCGCATTCACCTAGTCATAGACGCTGTTGTAAACAAAGAACTACAAGATTGGATTTACGGCAAGGCTGCTCGATTGCTATGACCAGCGAGTATCAAACCTCGCCGTTCATCGTAACGCACCACAACGGATACTCTGCGCTCAGAGATGATCTGCTTGACGGCGGCACGAAAGTAAGATTTCTGCCCTATGTGATAGGCGATGCAGACCACATAGTGTTCGGCGCACCGTTCGCTGGAGGCGCACCAGTAGGGCTGTCAGTCATAGGCAGAGAAACAGGCAAACGCATCACAATCTTCTACGCTTGGCGAAAAGAACTGCACCCAAGAATGAAACGAGTGCAAGACAACGGCGCACATCTCGAATTAGTCCAGCACGGCTATATGAATGTCGTGCAGAAACGAGCAAGAGATTACGCACAACAAACAGGCGCACTGTTCCTACCACTAGGATTCGATACCCAATCAGCCGTAGCCCCATTCAGATCAATGCTCGAAACATTACGCCAACAAATCGGGCAACCTGACGAGATATGGTGCGCCGCAGGGTCAGGAATGCTCGCTAAGAATCTCGCCGTGTCGTTCCCGAACTCTCAGATCAAAGCAGTGGCAGTCGGGCTGCAATCTCGTTGGGCGAAACAAACCCTGCCTGATAACTGCCAAATCATCGAGCAACCACTACTGTTCGCAAAACCTCTCAAATGTGCAGCCCCATTCCCCATCTGCCAGCACTACGAATCTAAAGCGTTCGCCCTAATGCAACAAGCAATCCAAGCCCAACCGCAACGCAGCCGCCTGTTCTGGAATGTGCTTGGCTGGGAATCCTGATGCCAATACAACGCCCCTGTCTCAACTGCCGAACCCTCACAAGCAACGCCACACGCTGCACAAGATGCCAAACGCTCTGGTATCAGCAACACCCCAAACCGAACAGACCCCATTACGCAGGCGATTATCGAAAGCGAGCCAAACAGATCAGAGACAACGCCGTAGCCTGCTGGATATGCGGCGAGGGCAAGAAACCAGCCGACCCATTCACAGCCGACCATCTCATACCAGCCGACCCCAACTCGCCTCTTGCGGCAGCCCACCGATCTTGCAACTCACGCCGCCAAAATAAACCAATCACATCAAACTGAACTTCGAATCAAACACGCAAAAACAAAAACGTTTTTTTTGCAGGGGTGCTAGTGCTGC